CTAAACGGAAGTGGTTTAAAATAGATTCTTGTTTGAGATAAGGTCACTTTTCTAAAAGGCATTGAGGGACGGTTCCCGTTTCGGTTTCCGTTCCTCTTTTTTGTGTTGTTTTCATACTTGAGGTATACTGGAATTGTTCACACAGGAAAAGTCGAAAAACCAAGGAGCAAAAAATGAGCAACATCGACAGCATCATCGAACGCATCAACAACCTCATGGCAATAGCCGAAAACGAAGCATCCAGCGACAATGAGGCGCAAATGGCGTTCGAGCGGGCACAGAAACTCATTAACGAATATCGTATCGAAGACTGGAAACGCGACCGCACCCGCACGAACAAGCCAATCATCGAACGTGGCGTGAACGTAAGCAAAACCACCATCTACCATCAGCAAGGCTACCTTGCGACCATCATCGCCCAAGCTAACGAATGCCGCGCCTACCTTCACGAAAGCCGGTGTGGCGGAAGGATTGAGGAACGTGCCGTCATGTTCGTAGGCGAGGAGGACGATGTGAACGCCGCAGTCCTTCTCTTCCAAAGCATCGACCTATACTGCTCAGTCCACGCCCGTACTAGCTACGCGGACATGATTGACAAGCACGCCAAAGCGTACTATGAGGACAACAAGGAATACGTCGAAACGCATTACGGACGTGAATCCTATCCGACGCTGACGGAATGCAAACAGTACATGCGTCGTGATTATCCACGCGCCAAGTTCTACTATGGTTATCGCGGTGGATTCAACGAACGTTTGAGCGAACGTTTCGAGGAGCTTCGCAAGCAGAGTCTCGCCATTCCTTCCGGTCGTGAGCTGGTGTCATGCAAGAGTCAGCGTCTGAACGAGTATTTTGACAAGCTTGAGCTGGTGTCGGGTCGTGCGGCCACTGCTCGTGGTAGCAAGGATGGTTTTGCCCGTGGTGTGAGTGACGCGAACAATGTGGGTTTGGGTTTGTCTGAAATGGGTGTTTCGTCCCACGCTTTGCTGAATGCCTGACTTTTCGGCCCGCTTCCTTGTTTTGGGGAGTGGGCTGTTTTTGTTTTTCCACCAGATATAGTATACTGGGATTGTTCACACAAAAACTTGGCCTACAAAAGGAGCAACCCATGAACACCTACTACGCCGCCATAGTCAACCACCCCAACCAGAAGCTCGACCCCGACAACAACATTCCACTAATCCAGATTTTCCACAGCGCCACCGAACGCAATAACTGGGTGAAAGCTTACGCCGATAATCCCCACGTGAAGACCATCGACTCGAAACAGGCGATTCGTTGGCTCCGCTTCACCTACCGCCAGTATCGAAACCAGAAGATTCCCTCCCGCATGAGCAGAGACGGCGTGGTCACGAAGTTCCTCCGCACCTGCTCTTTCCAACCCCTACTCCACACGAAGAGAATCAGCCTTACGCCGGAAGAGGTCATCAAGCATCTCTCCGACCCCGAAGACCATGTGCTGAGGAAAATCGGATACACTCGCTGAAAGGACAAAAAATGAGTGAAACTATCGAAGACGCCAAGACCGAACCCCGTCCGACTTGGACGAAGCTAAAGGACGGTTGGAAAGTCCGAATCCCGAAAGAGTGGTGGGACAATTGGAGCGAGGCTGGTGAAACCGACGGGTTCCCGGTATTCAAAGCCAACGGCGAGGTGTCTCACGTGAACATCGTCAAGGTCAGCAAGCCGTTCGTGTTGGACGGTGTGGAATACGTCATAGGCACGCCAAGGAAGGAAACCTACCGTCGTGGGTCTGCCCTCTCCCGCACTTCCAATACCGCTCGTAAGCGCAGTGGCATTCGTTGTGAGGAGTGCGGCTCCACCAAGGGCGTGCATCTGACAAGGGACATTAACGGCATCGGTTGCCTGTTATGCTCTCTTTGCGATGATGGTTCCGCGAGCGTCTGCTGATTGGGTTTGCGGGGATATGGTCTTGTTGCTGTAGTTCCCGCTTTTTGTTTTGTAGCGTGTTTTGTCCAAGCAAATTGTATACTGGAATTGTTCACACAAACAGGAAACCAAAAGGAGAAAAAATGCATATCAAGGATGTTCTGCTCATGACGCTTGCCACCATCGCTTTCGGTGGGATGGCAACCGCAATCGTGTTCGGCATCTACTCGTTCGGCACTTGGCTGTTCACGTTTGGCCGCACGTTCGGCGTCGTGTCGGTCTGCGCCCTCATAGTCGCGTTGCTGGTCGTCGCGGTCAAGATTCGATTGAGCATGAATCGATAGTTTTGGTTTGTGGCCCCGTCGTTTTGGCGGGGCTTTTTGTGTGGACGTGTCTTGTTTTGTATATTTATCCAAACGTGCTATACTGGAAATGTCCACATAAAACAGGCGGAGCCAACCAAGGAGAACAAATGAACGACACCAAAACCTACTACCAGCCAATCTTCCACGACAACGGCACCATCAGCGTAGTCGCCGGAGACAACACCTACGACCACACCTACGCGGACAAGCCCATGAACGAAGCTATCGTGGAAACCTCCCACCACAAGCCCAATCCAATCAACTGGAAGCACGTCGTATCCAACTGCGACGAACGTTGGAACCTCATCAAAGGCAACGTGTGCTTGGCTGTCCTGAGCGGCAATTGGGACGTTTTCGAGAACCGTCACGAAAACAGAATCATGCTCGTCACCCGCAAGGGAACCCGAATCCTCTGACCCACACCAAGATTGGAATTGGAAGACTGCCGTATTACTCCTTCCTTCTACTTCTCTCATATTTGGCAAAAAAGAAAGGAAGAATTACATGAAAGAACGGAACATCTCACTGGAAAACGACCTCATGATGTTAGGTCAGGAACCGATGGACGAACCCGACTCGTCCACCACCATCGAACTGCAAGAAATCGTGAAGAAGACGGAACGAAAGATGTTGAACCCACCGGCACCACCATTGAAATTCGAACCGAAAACAGCGGACAAGTCCACCGAAAACACCGACGAAACCGCCAGCAAGACGAGCAAGAAAACCGCCTCGACAGAAAACAAAACCAATCCGAAACCCATTCCGAAAGCCTATAAGCCCGCCACACGCAAAACCAACAAAACCGCACCTCCAACATCAACCCCCACCAACCCATACGCGCCCGTCGAATACGACTGCAACGGCAAATGGCGTCAACTGTTGACGGGAATCGCCGTCGTCGGAATTCTCGTGGCGGCAATCGCATTGCTGGTAGGAGCGAAAACATGTTGGCGGTTCATCGCCATAGGCGCATTGACCGCATTCGCCATGCTCCCGCTCTACGGCTGGTTCGACGAACTCGAACGGGACATGGCGGTCAAGGCAGTCGAAAAGGATTACGGGATTCGTGTTCTGCAAACAAACGGAGGTAATGGACTCGCGGAAGTGCATTACATGTTCCAACAAAATCCAACCGTCGAAGCCGGTATGGTCTCCTATGGTCATGGCTTGGCATGGTTGCGGAGCGTGGGCGGCAAGAAGATTGTCGGACGAAGGCAGCAGGTGAAAAAATGATACCCAGCACGGTCAAGGACGCACGTTTTCCCTCGTTCTTTTTCAACGGCGTTTGGCAAGGGCTTAAAACCGCCCTCATGCCGCACGCTTGCATATTCGACCCGTTGCCTCCCATGCCGACCGTACGCGATTGGCTTCAGGCCCATGGAGGCACCGGCATGGATGCTGACGCATTCGACCGGTGCGAGAGCGAATGGTACGAGCTACTGGAGCTGCGCAAACGGCAGATGAACGTGTTTTTGGCTGGCTTGTTCGTGGGCACGCTGGTGTATGCGATTGCGGCGCTTGCATTACTGGCGCTTGTTGGCTGGCTGGTGTATTCGCTGGTTCCGTTTGACGGTTTCGGACGTTTTGTCGATTGGGTTCGTGGTTGAGCATTTCTCTATTCTGTACTATACTGGAACTGTTCACACAAAAGAGTCGTTCTCGCACACAGGAGAAAAAAATGCATAACACCTACAAGGAAACCCTCACAGTCTGGCCTGTCAACGACGCAACCGGACTGCACCTCTTCAGCACTCCGGAAGCCGCCGAAACATACGCAGACGAACATCAAGGCGACATGTTGGAGCCAATGCCCGTCATGTCAGCCCGAACCGTCTGGCATTGCGTGGGATTGAGGTTCATTGGTCGAACCTTCGACTGGAACACCTACACCGTCGAGGAACTCGGATACTCCACAAAGGAGCGTCCGGCCACCGCCACTCGTCCTTCCGTTCGGGCCATTCCTCTAAATGGCGAGGACTTCGTGTTGGAAGTGTGCGCCGAAACCGAAGAAAAAACTCACGAATTGGCCGCGTTTCTTGGTGATTCGGTGGTTCGTTGGGTTGCTAAGGAGGGGAAGCAGAAGCCATCCTTAAGCCATCGTCTTGAGCTTGCCTTAAAGAATTACGTTGAGGGTCGTGTCTGATTTCCTTTTCTCCGCATTTTTGTGCTATACTGGAATTGTTTACACAAACAGGAAACCAAAAGGAACGAAAATGAGCGACAACATCAACTGGAACGAAACCTCAATCTACGACTTCCTCCGCTTCGAACACAAACCAGAACGCCAAGCGGCATACGATGACCGGAGCCTCACCAAACTCGCCAACGCCGGACTGATACAACGCAACGAAGAAAAACACACGTGGAAGCTCACCCAAAAAGGCGAAAAGGAACTAGCCGACATCAGGCAGCATTTCGACTCCGGCAAACTCTCCGAACTCCCGCTCACGCTCCGACACTACTACTTCGACTGGGGCGAATACGACATTCACAACCTGCCGGTCAACGCACTTTCCCAAGTGGCCCTGCGGGACAGGAGCGCGGAGATTCGCCGGAAAGCCGTGGAACTGCTCGACAAGTACGACAAGCTTGACAAGGAAACATCGAACGCCCTATCCCACGACAAGGATTGGGAGGTTCGTTATATCGCGGCGAAGAAAGCCGACGTCTGCAACTTCTTCAACGAGGAGGATGAGCGCGTGGTCAAAAACGTCATCAGCAATCATGACGTCGATAAGGAGTGCTTGTCCCACTGGCTGGAAAGCCCTTACGGCGAGATTCGCGTCCAAGTGGCCCTCTTGTCCGATGACAGCGAGGTGGACGAAGTGTTCGAACGACTCGAACCGCAAGACGTGGCCAGTGTGCTGGGCGCTAAACCTCGGTGGGCGACCCGTGAAATCGTTATGAAAGCGTGGGAGGCGGCCGACGGGTGGGAGCGTTGCAGGCTGGCTCGGAATATGAGAGACATGCCGGATTCGTTCATCAATCAGGCGTTTAAGGGCGAAGCTCGATGGACTCTACGTGAGCGTATGGAGGATTATCGCAAGGCGGTTCGCCAAGTGTTGGAGTTGGGTGCGATGTTCTCTGAGGACAGTGAAATTCGCCGGAAGATTTGGGAGCGTGCCGAGCGTGAGATTGGCTAAAAGGGCAGCAATGCGAAAAGCGACATTCATCAGAAAATACTACGGGCACGGATACGACGCCCATATGGTCTATCTCGACTATATGTATCGCGGGCACGAATACACGGTGTATGAGAACCTAGCCCAAGGCAATGAGCCTCTCGCGTGGCAACACCGTGACGAGCAAAGCCGCATAGACCAGTTAATAGAACAGAAAGAGCGGGAAAAGAACGCGAAGCCGAAGCCAAGCCGGTATGAGGACACCGCGCAATACGCCATCGACCAGCTTTATAACTTTCTCGATGGTGAACCGTCGGACTTTGACCAGTAGTGGGGAAAAATTCCCAAGTCGTGTGGATGCTTTTGCATTTGCGCGGCTTTTTGTTTTTGCGCTTTTGCGCTTTCTTTCAAATATAATATACTGGAATTGTTCACACAAATATGAGAGAAAGAGCCAAATTGACATCCTCCCCCCGCATTCATGCGGGGGATTCCCGAATCTTACGGTTCGGGTTTCTGTTCGCTACGACAAAACAAGAAAGGAGGGGACGCTAATGCGAGACCTTGGTTCCGGTTCTGCCGTCCTTGCAGACGCTGACCGCAAGCCCTGCGGCGAGGATGTTTTCGGCTGCGTTCAAATCCCTGTCATGGGTTGTTCCGCAGTCCGGGCACGTCCATGCCCTGACTTTGAGGCCGGGCATGCCCTTCGGCCCGGTCTTCGCCCCGCAGTGGGAGCAGGTTTGTGTGCTCGGATAATACCTGTCGATGGTTATGAGCTGTCGCCCGTACCATTCGGCCTTGTATTCGAGCATTCGACGGAACTCCGACCATCCGGCGTCCATGATGCTCCTGTTCAGCCCGTTTTTCGCGGACTGGCCGTTGGGGAGCCAATGGTTCGGATTATCCGGGTCGGGTTTCGGCGCGCATCTTTTGGCCATGTTCTTCACGTTGAGGTCTTCGATGACCACCGTTTGGTTCTCGCGGATTATCCTCGTGCTCAACTTGTGGAGGAAGTCACGGCGCATGTCCGTGATTCTGGCGTAGGTGCGGGCCACCTTGAGGGCGGCTTTCCGACGATTGTTGCTGCCTTTGGCTTTGCGGGACAACGCCTGTTGCTCCCGTTCGAGCCGTTGGGCGAGTTTCTTGTAGTGGCGTGGATTCGCTATGGTCTCCCCGTCGCTGGTGACGGCGTAGCTGTCCACTCCCAAGTCGATTCCGACGGCGTTCCTTCGGGTGGGGAGAAGGCGGATGGTCTCCTCCACGAGGATGCTGACATGCCATCGTCCGGCGGCGTCCAAGCTTACGGTCACGGTGCTCGGCTCCGTCTTGCGGGGCAGTGTTCTGGACCATCGTATCGGCAATGGTTCGCGCATCTTGGCGAGCGTGAGTTCGTTGCGCTTGGCATCCCATTTGAACGCGCTTCGAGTGTATTCGGCGCTTCCGCCGTGGGATTTGGCCTTGAATCTCGGATAGTCGCCGGTCTGCTTGAAGAAGTTGGAGAACGCCGTCTGCAAGTGTCTCAACGCCTGTTGCAGCGGCACACAGGACACTTCGTTCATGTACGAGTATTCGGCCGTTTTCTTCCATTGGGTGAGCATGGCGCTGGTCTGGACGTAGGTGATGCTCTTGCGCTCCGCCGTCCATGCGGTGGAGCGGGCTTCCAACGCGAGATTGTAGACCTTTCGGCAGCAGCCGACCGTGCGCCTGAGCAGTTGTTCCTGCTCGGGCGTCGGATAGAAGCGGAACCTGTACGCCCGCTTGCATGCATGCCTTCTGACCATGTTTCACATTATATCATATCAATCTGTGAAAGGAGGACGGTTTGCTTCCTCCCCGCCCTAAAGGACAGGGTCTCCGCAAACCAAAAAAAAGATGACGCCGTGGACGAGACGTGTTCCGATGAGCAGCTTGCCGACTTCGTTGGACAGCCTGACACCGCTTTCGTTCACAGCATTAATATCCGCAGGATTCTGTATCGCTCCGGCCTTCTGGGATAAGAACATGGGAATGCATCCGCAGGTAAACCATGCGGGCGTATCCCTTTTTTCGTATGTGCGGGGATTGTGTCTTCGTTTTGGCTTGGTTGCGTGTTGTGCCTTATCTCTACTTATGCTACACTGGAATCGTTCACACAAGATATGCCGAGAAGGAGAAACCATGGACAACGACGCAATCAACAGTCTTACCAAAAAGTGGACTGCCAACCTCGTTTACTACTTCGAAGACTTCGACAACGAAACCCACTCGCAACGACTGAGCGCATACATCGACCAGAAGCCCTTAGACAAATTCAAGGAAGCCAACCTAATCGAACTGACCAAGGAACGCGACCGTTGGAAGCTTACCAACAAGG